TTCTGCTAACGCTGATGCAAATGGTTATGGTAGTTTTGAGTATGCAGTACCGTCAGGGTACTATGCTCTTTGTACAAAAAATATGGCGCAATACGGAGGTTAACATGGCTGTATATACAACGATAAACGATCCTTCTGCACATTTTCAAGTAAACACTTACACTGGTAATGGCAATAATGGAAAAGTAATTACAAACTATGGCAATTCAAATTTACAACCTGATTTTCTATGGTTTAAAAAAAGAAGTAATGGATCAAACAGAGATCATATATTAGTTAATTCAACTGACGGTGTTACTAAAAATCAAAGAGCAAATCAAAGTGATGCTATTTATACAAATTCTAATTATGTAACAGCTATTAGCTCTGATGGTTTTACATTAGGAAACGGTGCTCCTGTTAATGAAGCGGATGATGATTTTACTTGTTGGCAATGGAAAGGTAGTTCAAGAGCTGACAACAACGATGGTAGTATAACAGTTGACCTACAAGTTAATTCTACAGCTGGTTTTTCTATGGGTAAATTTACACCTTCGGGCTCTAGTGGCACAGTAGGCCACGGCTTAGGTGCTATTCCTGATTTTGTTATTTCAAAAGGAGATGCTGCAAGTGGTTGGTATGGAATGTTTCCAAACGCACAAGGTGGAAATCAAT